GGTGAGAACCAAGGATCGCGTGTTTCATCGGTACGCACGCATAGACCAGCGATATCACCATTCAATGGAATGTAGCGATTTACGTCGTTGTAGCGGTCATACTGATACTTGTAACCTGAATCTAGAATAGCATAAGAAGAATTGCGTAAATTGTTACGGAAAGCTACAGTGTTTTCTGCTGCTTCTATGTCATTTACCACGTCAGCAGATCTTGGCGAAATAAACGCCACACAATCTCTGCGGTATTCTACGATATTGTCGATAATATAGTTGGCCATTTGTACACCATCTACACCGACTGCTTTACCAGCAATAACTAAAGAAATATCGACTTCTTCTGCGTTTCTGAATAGATCCCAAGCTGCGCTTAACGAAGCGACTGCTATGCTTCCTTCAGCAGTAACATCTGTACCACCAGCCAAAGAAAGATTTAGAGGAACAGTATTAGCGAAGGCAGCGATTGTGTTAGCAGCTACTTCATAAGAACCAGCACGCTGTGAACCGACATAGATGTATTGTGAAGACTCATTGATTACATCTCTGTAATAAATTGATCCACCTTCTGGTCCTTTTGCGTTGGTTGCACGAGAAAGATTTTCATATCTTTCAAGAATTGCACCTTTTGTTCCAGTAAACTGACCGTCTTCGTCAATAACTAGGACATGAAGTTCATCAGAAGTACCACCAGCATTTGCTACGAAAGCAGAAGTGCCTGGGGCAACAGAAACGTCATTATAGTATTCCCAGTAACGATTGATAGTACCATTAGCGAATGCGTTTGCAACACCAGTGAATGCATCAGTTACAGTAATTGTAGCAGCATTAGAGGTAACAGAACCTTTAGTCTTAATTTTTAGTAGACGTTGATCGATTTCGATTAGATCGCCTACATTAAGTAAAGCATAATCGCCAGCACCAATATCTGTAACTTCAACATTGACGCTTCCTGGAACTGCTTTGAACGAAATGGTCGCCGAAGCAAAATCGACATTTGCAAAAAATGCATTAGCTGTATCGCAAACTGCAACTTTTAAGCTGTTGCCTAAAGTACCAACATAACGTGCCCAGTAAGTAGCGTCGGCATCTAGCGAAGCACCAACGAAAGAATCATAATTTTTAATTTGAGTATTTGTAATTGACCCGCCACCAGCAGAACCACCAGCATTATATGCGGTAGCATCAGCAGCGCGAGAAACGAATAGTTTGTTGCCGTAAGCTAAGAAGTTAGCTGCGGCGAAGAATGTTTCGAAGTTGTCTGATGTTGGTTTGCCAAATCTAGAAACTAGTTGCGTTTCAGAACTGACTAACACGCGCTCTTCGACTGGACCCCAATTGAATACACCTGCGATAGCTCCCTCGGTGGTAGCTACAGCTGGGACGACTGTGGTCAAGTCGATTTCGGTTACATTAACTCCAGGTGATACTTGGAATGCCATTGGTTTTTCTCCTTTTCAAGTAGAAACAAGTATTGTAGTCTCTTGTAATATATTTAGTAAAACACGATTTTAGAAGAATAATTCGCGGTCAAAAGCAGAAACATAAACTTCATCATCGAAGCCCATTCCATTGTCGGAGAAAAATGGTAACATGTCGTCTTCCAGTTCTTTTTCTCGTTCTTCCATTAGGTTTTTTCTGACATCGGTTTCTAATAAATCCTTAAAATAATTTTGATTTGTCATCCAAGCAAATAATACCAAACACATAACAAGGTCGTCGTGCTTACCATACTCGGCTTCATAAGACGTCCCTTTACTTATAAAAGTAGTGAGTTCACTCAAAAGATCGAAGTCGTTAATAATCAATTTACTATTTTCAATCAAAGCCTTCATGTTCAAACAACCGACACGCTTTGTAGCTTGAGTTGTCTTTAGACCAACTCTTGATTGTTTGTTAAAACCACCACCCAGAACCTGACCCTTACGACCAGTTTGAGTAATTCTTAGCACTCCCTCGCTCTCAAAATCTGTAATTAACATCTCGGCTATTTGCTGACCAATGTCGTTAGTTTCAACTAAAATGGGACAAAAGTTATAGAACTTATGGGATTCGTTGATAAAGTGCGGGAACATCTGTGGTTCTACGTTGTTATCTCGATAGACCGCAGCCACTCTATATGGAAATTCAGTGACGTCTATAACAACAAATGTAGAGTAGTCACCACCGACACCACGCGCAACGTCTGCGGTCATTACATAACGATGTTCTGGGTTTGGCAACGAATAGATTCTAGTAGAACCATGAGTAGAAATAGGATCTTCGTAGGTCAAACGCTGTAAACATTCAGCCGAGATTAGGGTATTGCTCGAACCGAGGAACTCGACCTCGTATTCCTGACGGAACTGCTCAGGAGAGGTATTGTTAATCGTTTCTTCTTTCCACTTGTCATCACGACCAGGATATTCAGACCAATGAACGTCAACTGCTGTATAGCTGTTGCGCTTCTTAATTGCGTCAGTCCACAGCTTATAATACAGCTCCATACCATTTGGCGTGGAAGTAATGATAATTTTGGTCTGCTTACCAGACGAAATAACTGGATAGGTAGCGGTGAAGAACTTCAGCTGAATGTGTGGTGGAATGTGAGCGAACTCATCGAGGTATAGTACCGAAATAGACTTACCACGAATCGCAGAACTTGAAGTTGGTGCGCAAATAAACTTTGCACCATTTTCTAGGGCGAAGCTTCGTTTGTTCCAGGCTACAACACCCTGCTGTAACCACATTGGCAAGTTTTCGTATGCCATTTGAATGCGGTCAAGAATTTCCTGAGCCGTATCCATCTTGTTGGCGAGGATAGCGATGTACGATGGGTTGTCAGCGAACAGACCCTCGTGTAGCAATAAGCCAGTCGCAGTTGTGGTCTTACCCATCTGGCGACCGCAGCGAACGATCGTAAAGCGATTTGCTTTTGCTGCTCGAACGAATCGCTTCTGAAAGTCAAACATCTTAAAGTTAATGACACCATGGTCAAGAGAGATAATCTTTACATACTTCTCACAAAAGTAGATCGGATCTTCTTTGCACTTTAGATATTCTTCGATCTGCCATGGTTGCCATTCGATTTGTGTACCAGCTGGCTTTAGAAGTGGGTTACCATTTACACCACTATGTTCGATCTCAACATCATATTCTTCTTCAAGCACTGCACTCATTCATCCGACTCCAGATTCTTGGCGCGTTCTTTTAGAAACTTCTGTAACTCAGCGGTAGAGCCGACGAACAGATTATTGTTGACTGTCTTGGGCGAGCCATCGTTCTGAACGCCACGAGCCTTGTCAATATCAATTTTGCGTTTGCGTGTTTCAAGCAAGTCTTTGTTGGTATCAGCCAGCGTTTTGATTAGTGTGGCAACCACTTCGTATGCACGAGGGTGCTCGCTATTCTTAGCAAGCATAATTAACTCGTCGAGTGCCTTGTTACCTTTCTTCGCAAGTTCTTGCAGGTTTTTGCGCGCAAGCTCAAAGTCCTGCTCGGCATCGTTTGTTTCTTCGACGACCACAGGAAGCTGTTCTTCTTTTTGTTCTTCCACCACCAGCGGATTCATATCTAGTGCTTTGGTCAAATTATCCATAATGCTGTTCATAGTTTATAGTAAATCTTCTACTGTTACGATATAATCCCAATCGTCAGTGACCATGATAAAATTCTTGTCAATAGTTAACGAAGAATTAGTTGTACCAGTTCCGTTAAAGGTTGACTGGTAAGTATTGGAAACTAAGTTTGTGCTAAATGCTGACTCGACTCTCATAGATGTATTGTTAGCAATCGATGTGACGCGCTTAAATTGATTAGCAGCTTTTACATAATTACCAACTGCCATCGTTGTAGTAAATGAAGTCGCGGAACCTGTAACCAGATTACCAGAAGAAGAAATAGTTCCAGCTAAATTTGCTGTTGGTATTAATCCAGGAGTAAACGAGTAAGTTACAACAGGAGTATTTGCAGAACCAATTTCAGAATCAAACCCATCAATAAAGAAATTAGTATTAGCCATCTTAATAATTTTCTTCTCTTTAATAGGACCAAATAGATAACATTTCATGGTAAAATCTAAAGTCCAAATTAATGCCCTGCGTGTTTCAAAGTCGCCATCGTATGTGTCGTCTGAAGAAACAGAAATTAACACAAGAGGAATATCTAATGTAATGTCCATATCGTCAATTAGTTGTACGCTGTTAGTCCACTCTGGTGTAAAGAATGGTAGAATCTGTTCTAAAATCTGAGTTCCGTCTTCAGCAGACTTTACCATAATGCTTAACGAAAAGTTGATATCATATGGAACAGGAGCATATACTAGACTTCTTTTTTTAGTATCTGTTTTACTAGCGATAGTATAACGCTGAATTGTTTTTAATTTACGCTCGCCTGCGTATGTCATTGATGTAATCTCAAACCCCATGTACGGCAAATTGATTGCTGTTGGTTTTGAAAACGAAGGATCATCTTCGATTCGAGAAAGCAGTTTATCTCTTGGCGAATACGCAATAGGAACTTTGATTCGCTTCTGAACCGTGCCAGCAGAATCGCGTCTGGAAACAACTATGTTATTAAACATCGTTCCAAATACTACGACATAGCGTCTTATATGTTCGTGGTAAAACTCGTGACCAAACATTAGTAATTATTTCCTTCTGAGAACGGATCCATTTCTGTAAAGTCAAGTATGCCTGATTGACCATCAATTTCAAATTCTTGATTCATTGCATTTGAATCTTCTAGTACAATATCTTCTGGGCTTGCTGTTCCAATACTAACATCAAGTTCTGCATATACTGAATCTATGTCTGGAATTCCTGTATCAAATGTTTCGTTGTTATATTCAAACAACTCGCAAGAAATATCCCAAGTTTGCAATGAACCAAGCTGATAGAATATAGCTTCGTGCTCAACAAACATAATCTTATACATCTTACGATTTAGTGGGAACCAGATTAAATCGCCTTCTAATGGTCGTACCATGTTTGCTTCTTGTGTAAGAACTTCACTAGCAAAACTACGACGAGAAATAGTAAAGGTAATTCGATCGCGAATCTCGATACCAAATTTTGAGATAAAATCTCCCTCGCCATCAAATCCATCTACGTTCTTAATATACATTTCGATAGGATGCGCGGTGTTATAAGTCGCTAGTTCTTCTTCGCGAAATATTGTATCGCGATTAAGGACGCGCTTTGGCAGATAATACAAATCAATACCATAGATTTTAATTGATTCCACAACTAAATCTTCGATTAGATTTTGCTCCATCGAAGATTGAAAGTTGTTAAAGAAAAAGTTGGTGGCCATCAGCCAATCATATCCAT